TTATGGTGGACCTGGCGGGAGTCGAACCCGCGTCCAGAACACTTTTCTCTTTGCTTCATACAGCAATAACTTAATCAGGCATTACTACCTTTTTAATTTCAAATCCATTGACCGAATCTTTGCTAGGATAATTCTCTGCCACGTACTTACGTGCTTCGGCAAACGGATCTGCTGATCCTTTTGGAATCTCTAACACTTTTACATCGTCAACATATACTTCAAAAATAACCATTTAATTATATCCTTTTATTACATTCGGCATGTCAGTCTTTGCTTCTTCAAGAAACAGTTCTATACCGTCTAGCTTCTTAAAACAAACTTGACCGCCAGGTAATTCCTTTGCAACAAACCTGTCTCCAGATTTTGCATTAATCTTATCTATGCCTAACTCTTTGTCAAACAGTATACTACCATCTGGCAATAATGTAAACACATAGTCCACGAACATCATTTCATTTAATCAGGCACTACAGTACTTTCGACTACTATAAACGCCTTGCGTGGGAACAACTGGTTTAATTTAACTTTGAGTTCATCCTCTGTTGTTGCTTGAACTATAAATTTACCTGTGTCCTTGTTGTACAAGAATACTTGCCCTTTATAGTGCTCCATTACAGCAGGGACAACCATTGCCTTTACAATCTCTTCAGCTTGTTTAGCAATTAGTTCTGACCTGACTTTCTCTATTTTTCGATAGTTTACAACTATTCTGTAGCAAAGCCACATACTAAAGAAAAATATTACCCAATCAAATGCTGACCAGTTTTCCATATATGTATTTACTCATCGTCCGGTTCATCATCACCATTCCAGCTTTCGCCGGTATCTTCATTTTCCAGCAGTAGCGGGCCTTGCAGTACGGTTTCAGTTTCGGTATTAACCCACCCTGCATCTTCTAGTCCGCCGTAGCCGTCTTCTTCCCAGATGCGTTCTACTTCTGCTCGCTCTTCTTCACTCATGTCGTCTGGGAAATCAAACTCGCCCCAACAACCGTCGTCTAGCATGTCGAACTCCCAGTCGTCCCACAAAGGTTCGTAGCCATCTGGATTCTTTAAATCAACGTCAGGGCGCTCGTCACATTCCTGACTAAATGTACCCCATCGGAAACCTTCACTGTGTGTAAAAGTCTTGCCGTCTTTGGACCAGTACGCTGTTTCCACAGCACTTTTCTTGTGATAGTTTGAAAGTTTCCAAGTAGCCATATTAACGGTCGATCTCTACTGAGTTATATTCTTTAATCAATGCGATTAATTCTTCTTCTGTGGCACACATGACTTTGGCTGTAGCCCAGTCATCCTTTTTGTCTTTGCCACCGATTTCAACCATCCATCCGTTGTCATAACGGTTAACGGTAATTGAATCATTTACTTTTGCGAGTTTTGCTAGTTTTGTTGCCATCGTCGAGCTCCTTTACTGTGTTAAGAATTGTGTGTGCAAAATTGATTGCACTTTGTTTGTTTAAAAGCATATGGTGTTCTTGTTTATGAACGCCTTTTACAAGAATGTCATATACCGCCCCAAGTCGTGCAGGCAAGTCTTTCCAGAAGTTCTTAGTCCATGTAGTTACATAAAAGCTAACTTCTACGTCTGGAATGTCTGTATCACGTTGCACTTCGATCCACATCTTAACGGCGTGGTCGTCACTGGAGCAATCGCACTCTACATTAAAGACTTTTGCATCACCCCAGTCTTTGTCTACACTAATGGCTTGTGCAGGAGTTTGTGGCTTCATTGCAGTGTCCTTTTTGGTGCCGATGGCATACCCATGGCTTCTAGTTCTGCCAGTTCTTCTTCGCTGAGCAAAGCTCGCGCATACGTTGCTAGTTCATCGTCGTCTAAATCGTCTACATTCAAACGCACTGCTTCCTTTTGCACTTCGCCAGCTTTGAACATGCGTTCAATTTCGGCCATAAGGCTATCTAGTTCTTCTTGGGTTCCTTCGAAGTGGTCAAAGCAACCGGGAGCAAACACAATTTTAAGTTCGCTTGCTTCTTCAGGAGTCAGCTCGTCAAATTCTTTTTTGTCAGTCATAATTTACTTTCGTTAAGCCATTTAGTTACTAGCTCGTCTGCTTCTTCGGCACTTATTGCCCATACTCTAATCTCTGCGATCCTACCATCTATCCACATGTCAAACGGTACTACGCCTGTTAAACAAAACCCTTCTGGAAGTTTGCGTGTTACTATGAACTCTTGTAAGTTCTTTGCTCTTTCAATAAGCTGTTTAGCTAGCTCTACTGAATTCATTTGGCAGTTTTCTTAGCCGCTTTCTTCACCTTCTTAGGTTGTTCTGTTTCAACGCTGGCAATAGCAGCCTGTACTTCTTTGAGCAACTGTTCGTCGTCCCAAATAAGTTCAGTGCTACCGTCTGGTTGTGTAATAACTGTCAAGTGACTGCCTACTACAACTGTGGGCTCGTCTTTTGCTTTTAGCTCAGCAATTTGCTTTTTACGTGTTGCCATTTCTGTTCCTATACTCTTTCTTTAGCCACCAGCGATACTTGTTAAAGTATTCCTGGCTTGTATACGTGGGACGTTTGTTTTCCCACGCCATCATTTCCTCTAAGTGTTCCCACCAAACTTGGTAAACCCACGAACGAAATTTCATATCATGTCCACAGTGCATGACGAACCTTAATTAAACGGATCATCATTTGTTCATCTTCTTTCTCATAGTCTGCTTCGATTTTGCGAAGAAGTTTATGAGCCTTATCACTTTGCTTTTTCAGCTGAGGATCTTTATCGTGTGTTAGCGACAACCAAATACTGCCGCCGCTTGCTTGTCTACCGGCTTCGCAGGCCGCAGACCATCCGCTAGCTTCATAAGGGTCTGGACGATTGCGATATGTAGTAGTCCACCAAGTGTACAAGTCTAAAATCTCTTGTGCATTTTTGGCTTGCGGTGTTTGCTCTCCGATTTTTGGGTCGCCCGGTGCAAAACCATCTTCTTCTTTCCAGCGAAGATTTCGTTGCCATTCCAGACTGTCGAGTCCAGCTTGGGGGCAACGCCATAGGCGCATGTTCCACCAACCAAAGCGCCACCATGGTGCATTGTACTTTGCTCTATTCTCCGAGTCCCACGCAAGGTGCCACCAGGCCAGTTCGACTTCAACAAAGTCTTGGAGTTCGTTGAAAAGGCATGGTAAAAAACGATGGCCAACGTCACGCCACTCACCAGGCTTAATATCACGAGCATGGGCAGTAAGAGCGTGGGTTCGAGTAACAAAGCGATTATTAATATAATACTTGAAGTCATAGAGTTTGTCTGTGGGCCAAAAAACAATTTTTTGTAGGATGTCTAATCCTTCTTCAGCAAGCCACCAACGAACAGGATATGCCGCTTTGGCTCTCTTTTCCCATTCGTCCCAACCTTCAGCAGTCTTTGCACCACCTTTAGTAGTGCCACGAAGCCAATCGGCAAATTTTGAACATGTCCAGTAGTGACTACGCATTATTTAAATTTCGAATCGTTAAGTTTGTTTAAGAATTGTGCAAACTCTACTTTGGCATTGTACGCGGCTGTTTCGTATCCAATCCAAAATGACAATGCACAAGCTAAGATAGTTGCGATAGTCTTATTATACATTTTGTGTCTTTTCTTGTCTACGCATATTTAAGTATGCGTCATTATGGATCCACTTATTCTTAACCAAAAATCCCCATTCGCGTTTTTGGGGGCCGGGCATGAACAATGTCCAACAAGTTATGTTCGGGTCAAGCTCAATACGATGATAGCTAGTAGCGCCGCATACACGAAAATGGCCGGGTCCTCGCCAAATTTGTCGCTCACCGATTTTTTCATTCTTGCTGTTAAATTCTGGAACCCATTCATAGTAACCACCTTTCAGGATAAGCGTAGCGTAAGGCCATGGATGATCATGCAAATCATCGGGGTCTGACTTAAGAAACTTATGTAGGAACACATTAAATGGAAATAACTTTCGGTCCTTGAGAAAGAGATAATAGCGTTCCAAATAAGGTTCATTGTCTACCCTGTCCATTATGACACGTTTGCGTCCTAATCTTTCCAAAAGTTTTAGTAACATAAAAGCTCCTATGCCATAGTGTAACATAGGAGCTTTGTTTGGTCAATGACTAATTTAACCAATTATGACTTGCTTGGTCTCCAAATACTGGATATGCCGCCTTTGGCAACAGTCCAGCCACTGGGCCAACTAATAGAAACATCACCGTCACTTGGGTTATTGTTCTTACCAGCTGTCGGTGTTTGGTTTCCGCCGACAAATGTAAGTTTGCCCGCATTGTTGGTGTATACAAAGTTTACGTGACTAAAGTTCCACAGCACAATGTCACCAGGCTGTGCCTGTGCAACATTAACCTGCGTTGCGTTCCACCGAGTTGGTTTTGCGGCAATAGACTTTGCGCCTGCTTCTGAACAATATCTATAACCAGTGCGCTTTAATACAAAGTTAACAAAGCCCATACACCATGCTGTTTGATCCGAAGTCCAGCAACCTGTACTACCAACACCGATATCTTTCCAAATACCAGTAATGTTGGGATTGCTAGGCTTGCCGCCCTGGCCGCTTTCTCTCCACATACCGCGCTTGGCTTCTTCTATCAACTGGTCCAAGTAAGGTTTAATCTCGCTGGCGCTAGCACTGCTGTTTGGTGGAATACTTTGATCACCTTGGTCTCCTGTTTCTGGAGTTCCTGGATAGTTTTGTTTTACACCGTTAGCTGCCGCGGCAGCATTACTATATGCACCAGGGTTAGCAACGTAATTGTCTGTAGTAGAATTGTTAGCTGATTGTACCGCTGGATCAATAGTAATCGGTGCATCGCCAACGGAGCCAGCAAATGCCGCACTCGTACCAGGTGCTAACCATAATGCCACAGGAACGTTATTAATGAAAACGTTTGAACTGTGAAAGACATCTTGAATTGGATCACCTGATCCGACTACATACGGCATATTATGCTCCTAAGGCAATTCCAGTAGTAGCTTGCAAGTAATTGTTGCTCATCTCTTTTGCGCTGGCCGCAATAGCTACTACATGTTGACGTTTAAAATCTATTGATCCAACGTCGTTGGCAGTAATAAGATATGGTGCTAGACTCATACCTTGTGGACCTGCCGCTAAAACTAGTGGGCGAGAAATTTTTACGCTGTCGGCTGTATCATCATCCAACTTGCCTACTACTTCTTCTCCAGTAGTAAGTTTCATACTAACTACATCGCCCACTTTATAAGGTAAACTAATTAACATATTGTCTCCGTGTGTTGTTAAAAATTAAATTTGATTGTTGTCGATCCACTCGACTAACTTATCGTAACCGCCAATGTACTCATTGTTGATAAAGATTTGTGGAACTGTCCTTGGACTTTCACCTAAACGTTGTTGTAACTCTTCTCTTAAAATTGGTTCTTTGTCTAAAAGTTTTTCTTCGTACTGCCATTCTTTTTGTTTGAAAACACGCTTGGCCATATTGCAGTAATTGCATACCGTCGTCGAGTAAATTTCGACCTTATCAACATCGTACATGATTTTATCCTTATTATAATTTGAAGCCAGAGAAGGCGTTAATATCAACGTCTTGTTTGATCCCGCCAATCACGTAACTCTCTACTTCTGTCTCTTGTGGTGCTACTTGTAGACCTTTACTTGACAACCAGTGCTGTGTCCATGGAAGCGGATTATCGCTTGCGCTACGGGTAAACAATGGATCGAAGCCAATGGCCTTGATTCGTCTGTTTGCAATAAACTCTACGTATTCGTGTAGCAATCTTTCATTAAGTCCGATAATCGCACCGTCCTTAAACAAATAGTTAGCCCAGTCTTTTTCTTCTTGAACGATTTCTTTGTAAATTTGAATGACTTCTTCTTTACATTGCTCCATTGCAACAAGCATTTCTGGGTCATCACCCTTTTGCCAATTTTTAATAATGTGTTGACTAATTGCAAGGTGCTGTGCTTCATCTCGACTGATGAGTCCGATAATTTTTGCACTACCTTCCATCTTCTTCAACTCACCGAAGGCAAAGCTACAAGCAAAGCTAATAAAGAAACGAATGCCTTCAAGGGCATTAACGTTAATCATAGCCAGGTATAACTTCTTCTTTAGTGTTAGGCTATCGCCTATTCCTTGCTGTGTGTATTTTTGTGCGTATTCGATAAACTCGTCATAGGCTTTAGTAACGCTTTTTGCACGAGCAATAATCTTTTCGTCATCTAAGATTGTATCAAACACTTCGCTAGGATTACTATACACGTTCTTAATGATGTGTGTATAACTGCGACTGTGAATGTTTTCAAAGAACTGCCATGCGTTCATGCAACTCTCAAGTTCTGGAAGACTGCAATACGGACCAAAGGCAGTAAGGATACCTCGGCCTTGTACTGAGTCTAACAGAATTTGATACTTAAGGTTAGCAGTAAAGATGAACTTCTCTTCTGGGCGGAAGTTCATGTAGTCGGCACGGTCCTTTTGAAGGCTAACTTCTTCGGGACGCCAAAAATAACCTAATTGTGTTTGCGTTAGCTTGTCGAAGATTGGATACTTAAATGTATCAAATCGTTGGGTGTTTTGTTCTGCACCAAAGAACATGGGCTCTTTGGTGAAGTCTATTTTGTCTCTGTTGAATACTGTTGTCATAATTTAAATTGCACAAGCGTCGCAGACATCTGCGTCGTCGGCGGTTGATTCTAATTGTACAGGTTGCTCGACCTTTTGTAAAGCCTCCTGGCCATCGTCGCTCTTCATATCATATGTATTTTGATAGTAGCTAGTCTTCCATCCTAGTTTATAACTAGTTAGCAAATCGCGTAACATGACACTTAGTGGCACTTCGTGGTTTTCATAATGATGTGGATTGTAGCTCCAGTTACCGCTAATAGCTTGGTCAAAATACTTTTGCATAGCGGCAACAATACGTATATATCCTTCGTTGCCTTTCATGTCCCACAGTAGTGTATAGTGGTTCTTTAGGCTTTGGTAAGCAGGAACGATTTGCTTTAGTGTTCCCTTCTTGGACTTCTTAACTGATAACAAGTCACGTGGAGGTTCAATGCCGTTTGTTTCGTTACTTGCAACACTGCTAGACTCGCTAGGCATTTGTGCGCTTAGTGTACTGTGACGTAGGCCGTGCTCTTTGATTTCTGCACGTAAGGCTTCCCAATCGTAGTGTAGTTCGGTACCTAAGATTTCATCAATGTCACGCTTGTATGTGTCAATTGGCAAAATACCTTGGCTGTACTTGGTGCGGTCAAAGAATTCGCAACGTCCGCGCTCTTTAGCTAAGTTGTTACTGGCTTTTAGCAAGTAGTACTGGAACGCTTCGGATAGCTTGTTAACCAAACGTGCGGCTTCAATATCTTCGTAGAATACTTTGTTACGTGCCAAATAGTGTGCAAGGCCAATATAGCCGACGCCTAAACTACGACGAGCCTTTGTAGACTTTTCTGCGGCTAGCACCGGATAGCCTTGATAGTCAATAATTTCTTCCAAGCCACGCACTGCAAGGTCGCACAAGTTTTCCAAGTCGTCTAAGTGACGCAGTGTGCCAACGTTAATGGCGCTGAGAATACATAATGCAATTTCTCCAACGCCATCAATATGTTGAATAGGATCTGTGGGCAATGTAATTTCTTGGCACAGGTTACTCATGTAAATGCTGTCTACAAATGAGCTGTGGCTGTTTACATGGTCAATGTTCATGATGTAAACACGGCCTGTTTCTGCACGTTCCTTTAGCAAGTTCTGTAACAATTCCATTGCGGGCATTGTCTTCTTAGGAATCTTTGCAGTGTTTTCATACTTGACATATAGTGCGTCAAATACTTCGTTGTTGCCCCATGCTTCGTATAAGCCAGGAACATCATGCGGACTGAACAATGTAACGTTGCCACCGGACAATGCACGTTCATAGAATAATCTGCTTAATTGAATACTGTAGTCTAGTCTGCGTACACGATTGTCTTCTGTACCTTTGTTGTTCTTAAGAACAATAATGTCTTCAATCTCTTTGTGCCAAATTGGAAAGTGTACTGTAGCTGAGCCGCCACGAACACCGTTTTGTGTACAGCAACGAACAGTTGATTCAAACTTCTTAAGGAAAGGAACTACACCAGTGTGTGCTACTTCTCCTCCGCGGATTTTGGAGTTGATACCGCGGATACGTCCTGCGTTGATGCCGATACCTGCTCGTTGAGCAACATATTTTCCAATGGCCATATCACTACTGAATATACTATCGAGAGTGTCGTCAACATCAACAAGCACACAGCTAGCAAACTGGCGCATAGGAGTCCTAACACCAGCCATAACGGGTGTAGGGATGTTGATTTTAAAAAGTGAGGTCGCATCGTAATATCTCTTGACGTAGCTCATTCTTACATCACGCGGATAACGTGCAAACAATGTAGCGGCAATCAGCATATACATATACTGAGGAGTTTCGAAAATCTTCCCTGAACTGCGGTCCTGAACAAGATACTTGTCTGCCACTTGTCTAATACCAGCATAGGTAAAGTTTAAATCTCTATCGTGGTTCATGTGCTCGTTTAAGTCGGCCCATTCTGCATCTGTATATTGATTTAAAATATCTGCATCGTAGATGCCCTTGTCGATGTTACGCTTGACTAGGTCCAATAAAGGCATCGCGGCGTACTCGCCAAAAACTTCTTTACGTAGTCCAAACAACAACAAACGTGCGGCAACAAATTGATAGTTGGGATGGTCCAAGCTAATCAAGTCATTAGCACTGCGTACTAGAATTTCTTGAATATCGTTTGTAGTAATACCATCGATAAATTGTAAGTCTGCATTCATTTCAACTTGACTTACATTAACACCTGCTAGTCCTACGCAGGCTTCTTCTACCATTTTGTGAATTTTATTGATGTTAAGTGGCTCTTTGCGCCCGTCTCTTTTAGTAACGTAAATATTTTTGGTCATTAGTTTCTCCGTCTTTGTTCTTCTTTTCGTGGTCTGATATTTAACTCAGTTGCCAACTAGATAAAAGCTAGTATATTAAAATAAATTGTCTAGTTCATCCGAACTGAAAGTTTTCAAAACTTCCACGTTCTCTGAGTCATAATCTAATTGCTTATTGTATAGAAATAAAGTGCTGTTGTCTACATTTATTGCCAAACAATTATGCCGTTGCTCAATGTCATTGACTATACAAAGGCTTATGTTGTTTATGTCTTGTCCAGCTAGTTTAAGTGTGTAGTAAATACCTAACACTATACTGTTTGGACAATAATCTTCTGCGTAAAGAAGGTTCCATGGGTTTGGCCAAGTTGTAACTTTCCATGGATCAAATGTTCTGCGAACTGCTGGCGCTTGCGTCCACCAGTTATATGCAGTAATGAATTGATTTGAGCTAGATTCCTCTAGCTCGTGTCGTAGTTTGCGCCATTCTCTCAAACGGCCCGAGGCACTAAGAGCCCAAATTTGTTTTATACTGACTTCCACACTCTGGCTGAATAATAAAGGTTAAATGGGTTAGTTGTATTGTTTACGTAGTCTACACTTAGGTATGGACCTTCTGCTGGATCTACTAGACTTACGCTTAGGTAACAATCTTGCGCTTCCCCTAAACTATTTACTGTGCTGTTCATTTCTGCATCAGTTCCGTCAGTTAGGAAGTTGAAGTTACCTGATAATAATGTATTGCTAGAACTTAAACTGAATTCAAAGATACCAGTGTTAGCAAAGTTATAGTTGATAAGAATACCTGTTGGAGTAGGCACTGTGACGTTAGGTTGTAAGCGAACTAAGTCTACTGGCTGGTTTTGTCCAATCATCGATACTTCGCTGTTATAGCCTACAATGATTTCTGTTCCATCTGCTGGAGGTTGATTGAAAACTAATTTTGCGCCTGTAACAGAATATTGAATCTGCGGCTGTAGTTCTAAGCCGTCTACAAATACATACAGTGGAGCACCTGGACGAATAAAACGTAAGTCTAAGTCGTAGGTATCAACATCACCGGTACCGGTATATGTGCTAACGGGGTTGCCAATAAACAACCTGCTTTGGTCCATGGCATAACCCATTTCACCTTCTTTTAATAAAGGCAAATCGATATAATTGCCACGTCTAATTTGTATTTTTGCTAGTAAGTTCTCTGCCATTGCGGGCTCCTGATTATGTTATTTATCAGGCGTATTTGTCGTAGTACTCCGCAACACGTGATGCCCACTTTTCACTCATGGCGTCAAAACGGTCTAATTCCAGCTCAAAACACTGCCAATCCAGCTCTCTAGACACCATAAAAATGACGGCTTTTTGTATTTCTGTGCCGTGAACTTTATTGTGGGCATGTGCGTATGCACAACACTGTAGATAATAATCTTCAATCCAGTCTTCACGTTTAGGCTTTTTAGTTGTCTTATAGTCCATGATAGCCGGAACGCCTTTGTAACGTCCCACTAAGTCTGTGGTGCCTGCATACAAGTCTGGATAGTACAAGCCTACTTCCTGCCCCCATACTTCAGTTACATTGCTAAGTCCGTTAGTTATAATGACTTCGCTCATATCACGAGCCATTTGATGCACTAAGTTATTACCCTGTGGACGTTCTTTGCCTTCAATCCAGTTTTCTAAATGCTTGTGCAATAGTGTGCCCAGGCCTGCGCTTTCAGTGCTAATACGATTGGCTTCTTGTTCGCCCACACGCTTGCGCCATTCTATTAAGTGGGTTTTGTCTTTTGTTTTATCTAGGATAGTTGTTACGCTGGGTAACTTTTTGCCATCGGGACTGGCATATAAACGCTTGCCGTTTACTTCTACTCTGCTTAATGGAGTATATTCAACTGGGGGGTTAAAAGGAATCATAACCTAGTGTAGCAGTTTTACTACACTAAGTCAATCATTACCAAGCGATAATCCAACCAAATGTGTTGCCAGTTTGGCTATTGGTTCTTTGTTCGATTGTATAGCTTAGGGCTTCGAAGTATTTGATTACTTGATCTATTTGATCTTGCTTGGCCAAATCTTCTGTGTTGCCTTGCCATACGTTCCAGTACACGGTGGCATTGTTGCCCGACGTCATTGTACTGTTGTTTACTGAAATAGTTAAAAGTCCTTGTGCCACTGCTGTTAAAATTGCAGTTTCTAGGGCAGAGATTTCGCTATGAATAGTAGCGTCATCTCTTGCTCTTAATCTTGCTTCCTTAGCCGTTAACATTATTGAATACCTTTTTGTGCTTGAGCTTGTGCCATATTAGCTACTGTATCAGCTGCTTTATCTTTTTGCTCTTTGCCGCTGGACATTTCGCCTTCAGTGTCATTAATGCCTGTGTCTAGTTCAATCTCTTTAGCATTGGCTGTTTTAATACTAGCTTCGCCGTCTAAGACTTGTATAATATCTGATGCAGTAACATAAAATCCTTCACTGTTTAAGTCGGAAATCATGTCGTGCATCTCAATCTTGTCTTGGCCATTGGCACTGGCAGTATAGACAAGATTGAGCGTAGAATCTTTAAGATCCTGCAGATACGAACTATTAAGCTCAAATAGCTTCATTACTTCATCTCACGGCCAACTGGCTCTTCTTCTGGACCCGCGGCAGCTGGGGCGCCGCCCATTTCGTCACCGCCCATGTCTGGAGCTGGTTCCATGCCCATTTCGTCGCCCATACCCATATCAGCGCCGCCAGCCATGTCTGGTTGTTCTTCGCCGCTTAATACTGCAACTGCATTGCCTAGTGCATCGTGGTTTTGTTTCAATGTATCTAGTACTGTACCTAAACCAGACTCAACTGCTGAGTTGAATTGTTCAGCTTCTGCTGTACCAAATACTTCTTTAATGCGCTCTACTAAAGCCATTAAAGTTTCTGTTTGCATCTTAGCAACTTTTTCAGCCATATCTTGGATATCGCTTACCATACCTTTGGCAGCTAGCAATACTTCGGCTTGTTGCAAGTCTTGTTCTAAAAGAACTTTAAGATTGTTGATGCTTTCGTTAATGCTCTTAGGACGAACACTGCGTTGGTCTTTGCGCTTAGGGCCAATTTCGTTAAGCATAATCTTGATGCTTTCGCCAACCATTACACTCTTAATGTAACGTGGGTCATTTTGGTAGTTTTTAACGCTACAGCTAATGTCCCATTGTTGTTTTTCTACTTGTTGTAGAATATTACGTAGCTTAGTAGAGTCTACATTGCCTTGTTTTAGGCTGTAGCCAAACTGTTCTTTAAGGTACGAATTAATTTGTTGCAGTTTAGTCTGCGGTCTTACTGAAAAATCGGTTAATTTCATGGTGTTCTTTCCAATTATTGAACTATTTAGCCAAATTAGTAGCTCTTGAGTATTCTTGTCCTAGCTTCCTTAGCTAGTCCATGGCTACGTGTATATTTACTTTCGTAGATAGCACGTTGTTCTAGATCCGTAGATCTTTTAATCTTAGAGTTAAACACTGCCGCATCATATAAATGACGGGCGTATGTTTGATCTGCTTCATAGATTTGGTCACATTTAATACCTGACACTGAAGATCCAGCTAACAAGCATTTTGTAATAGCGGCGGCACTTTCAAATAAGGCTAAATCGCTGTACATAACTTCGTTAGTGTTTAAATCTACAATATCATATACGTTTTTAGTCTTATTGCCCCACTGAGCTTCTTTAACTACAACATGATAGTCTGCTATACGCACTCCGCGGCTAGTTTCTTCTGTGTTTAATAGTTGACGAGTTCTAACATTTTCTTTAGCTTCTTCAACTAATGTAGCTTTAGCTTCCTGTGTGACAGATTGGAATCTGCCCAGGATTTTAGCCATAGCCTGAACGTTAGGATCAGGGTGGTTGCTTACAGTTTTATTTTGCAATGCGCTAGAACCCTCGGCAACAATATTAGAAACAGTACTCTTGTTCCCTACATTGCCAAGGTTTTGCATAACCTTTTTCATTGCATCAATTTCTTGTCTAGATAACATGGTGTGACCTCTCTGTATTAAGCCTTAGGTGCAGTCCTAAGTGCTGTTAGTTTACTTAGTAACTCGTCCTTATTCGCAGACAATGCTTCTGTCTTTTCAATACGAGTTTCATTGTTAATCCATGGTGCAATATTTGCAGGATCTAACTGACCTAAGTCTTGAACTACGGCAGTTTTCTCTTGGATAACGCTCACTGCTGTATTTTCTTGAATGTTTAAAATGCTAGCTAATGGCATATTATTTTCCTTTATACTTGTTTGCATACTTGTTAACAAACGATTCTTCTAGCTTGGTTAACTCTGCATGTTGTCTTAGACTTTCTGTGTAGTGCTTTAAGAACTCAGTGCCGCCAATGTCGTTGATACTGTGTTCAATGCTGTCAATTTCTTGTTGCAAGTGCTTAATAGCCAAGTCATTTGAACTAGTTATGTTAGTTCTTTCTAGACGTTTAAGTTTTGAACTAAGTTGTCCGTGTTTGGCCAATAGCTTGTTAAGCTCGTGTGGATGAGTTAAGTGAGCCGGCTTATCAACGCCATGGCCGTATTCCGATGGCTTTTGATATTCTGGACGATAACCTTGCTTGCCATCATTGCGCTTGCCGAATCTAGGATCTTCACGTGGGCCTAGCTTTGAATCAATGCCATACTTGTTGCCGCCGCCATGTCCCCAATGATAGCTCATGTCTGTACCTAATGTATCACGTGGCATCATCTTAGGACTTGTTTTAAACTTGTAGCCTAAGTCTTCGTTGGTAGCTGCTTCAAAGCTGACGCCTTTACTAATCGGCTCTTCGTCTTTCCATGGTTTCCACATGCCGTGCTTGTGATTATCCTGAATGTAAATTGTTACTACAGTTTCACCATTGTGTTCGTGTTGTTCTTTATCAATTAACTTCTTGGCGCCCCATTCGCTGTCTACCCAACGTGTGGCTGCATAGTCTGCGCGATGCTTGTCTGGACTAGTAAATGTAACTGTCATGTTATAACGCTGTCCGTTAGGTGCGCGGCCTTCTTCCTTATGATATTCCATCTTAGGTTCAGTTTTTTCTGCGGCTCTACGCTTTTGTTCCTGACGGCGTTCGAACTCTGCATATGGATCATATGGTTCAGGCTTGTCATCGAAATCGTCTATGCTAGCACTACGGTGTGGACGGTTTAATGCGTTGTAATAATCTACATCGCTGTCAAAATTTCTTGGATCCACTTCGTTTACCTGTACACTTTCTTCAATGCCATACTGTTCGATAATTCTATCAAGAACAGTATTGTATATTTCTTCAAAGTCGTCATCAGCATGATGACCAGACTCGATGGCAACATCTTGATACATGTCATCAATGATGTTACCTGCTAGACCTTCTGGTGTTGGCTTGCCTGCCATACCGTGAATCTTGTATAGCAAGTCCCAGTCTTCGTCTTCAGCAATTTGACGTAGAATTGCATCTGCTTCACTTACACGGCCTTCGTTTACATTTTTAACATAGTCGTCTGCGCCAACTAACAAATCAAATATATCAGTATACTTGCCGCCGACATAGTCATGCATCTTTTCGTATTCTGCTCGGTCGCCTTTCATGATAGGATCACGCAATAAGTTATACACCATTGTAACTTTGCGCTTACCTTCGGCATCCAATCCACCACCAAGCATTAATGCACGATAGTTGCCAGTTAGTTGTTCTAATTCACTGTCAATGCCTTCCGCCACACCTTGCT